GTATCAAAAACAACTATATGTGCTTGATGTGCTTTACACCAAGGCGGGGATGGAAGTCACGGAGCCTGCAACAGCAACGTTTTTGGTGGATAACAAGGTTAACTTTGCTTTGATCGAGAGTAACAACGGCGGTAGAGGCTTTGCCCGCGCTGTAGAGCGCATCATGCACGAAAAGCACCAAAGCCGATTTACTACAGTTCGATGGTTTCACCAATCAGCTAACAAAAAGGTGCGAATCATGACTATGAGTAACTATGTCCAAGAGAATGTATATTTCCCCGTTAATTGGGCAGACCGTTGGCCTGAGTTTTACCACGCGATTACCACGTACCAAAAAGAGGGTAAGAACAAGCACGATGACGCACCAGACGCATTAACGGGATTATGTGAAATGCTGACAAAGAAAAACATAGGGGTGGTGAGCGTGAACTTATGAGAACATACAAACTCAAACCGGATAAATACGATGCCCGCGACAAGGTGCAGCCGCTACGCACCGTACAACTGCCTACAAGCGTTGATTTGCGCCCGAATGATGCAGAGGACATATTCGACCAAGGAAGCCTTGGAAGCTGCACAGCAAACGCTATAGCGGCGTGGTTTTCGTACATGAACAAACGGGATCGTAACATGTTTTACCACTATTCCCGTTTATGGTTATATTGGCAAGAACGCAACCTAGAGGGAACAGTTGACGAAGATGCAGGCGCATATATTCGGGATGGGTTCAAGGTGTTGAACAAGATTGGATGCGCTACGGAATCCTATTTCCCATATGTGATTCAGCATTTCCGCGACACACCAAAACCGGATTCGTACGACAACGCGCAATATCACAAAATCACCGAATACTACCGCATTATCACGCAGCAGCAATTACGTGAAGAACTAGCACACGGAAACCCTGTAGTTATGGGAATAAGCGTGTATGACAGCTTTGAGAGTGGCACTGTAGCACGTACGGGCATTGTGCCTATGCCGAGAGCCGGGGAGCAACTATTGGGCGGTCACGCGGTCCTAGCGTTGGGATACAAACATATTAACGGCGTGGAATACATCATTTGCCGCAACTCATGGGGCAAGGATTGGGGCGATAAAGGTTACTTTTATCTGCCTATGGCGTTTGTGGGGAACTATGTTGGGGATATCTGGACAGGTAGTGTATAAGGGGGCTAGATAGTGCTAACAGACTTGTCATTTCTAAACACTGGGCAACAATGGCCTCCACTCAGCGAAGTGGAACGGTTGCAAATGTACGCGAAGAATCGCATGTTGTTTGAAGGTAGACATGCGGAAGTGTACGAAGAAGCATTCCAACGCATTACGCGGGTGATTGGCAATTTTGAGGATGTTGTATCCTTCGCCACCATCGCCAACTATCAAAAACTTATCACGCTGAAAGTCGCGGATTTGCTCATGAGTGAGCCGCCTAAGATTGTTGCCGGTGAGATTGGAAGCACGGAGCAACAAAGCGTGGAGAACATCAGTGAGCGCACAGACCTACACAATAAGTCGTATGTGGCGGCGTTAGACGTTCCTCGCTGCGGTGATGGCTTGCTTCGGGTATATTCTACTCCTGATGGTGGTATGATTGGCACAGCCCAACCGCAATTTTGGTTCCCGGTTGTCGATCCCGATGACATTTCCATTTTCACGCACCATGTCATAGCATGGACTAAACAATTGAATGATTCGCAACAGGAATTGACCGTGAGAATTCACGAAAAAGGTTTCTACACGGAAAAGAAGTTTTTGCTCCAAGGATTCTCAGACATTGCAGCTTATCGCATTGTGCAGAAGAACAGCGAACAGCGGTTTGATACTGGACTAGATGACTTTGCTATTATCCCAATTCCAAACGTGCTGACTTCGGACCGCGTGCATGGCATGGATGACTACACGGACATTGATTCGATTATCAGTGAATTGCTTGTTCGTATCGGGCAAGTGAGCAAGATTCTAGATAAGTTTGCAGAACCTTCTGTAAGTGGACCATCGAGTAGCCTTGAACCTGACCCTATAACGGGGAAATGGGTGCTAAAGTTAGGCAACTTCTTTGCACGTGATTCCAAGGATGATGCAGAAGTGAAATACATCACGTGGGATGCTTCACTTGATGCTAATTTTAAACAAATTGAGTTGCTTATTAACCTTTTGCACGCGATGTCCGAAATGGGCGGCAACATCCTGGGAGATACGAAAGACGAAGGTGGTGTGCTCTCAGGAACGGCGTTACGCTTCAAAATGGTGTCGCCGCTGGCAAAGGCCAAGCGCATTTCCAACCGATTTAAAACGGCGTTACAGAAAGCCGTTCGCCTATGCTCACAACTTGGTGGTGATGGCGTGGTTGATTTGAGTGATGTGCCTATTTCGGTTACGTTTATGGATGGCCTGCCAAACGATCCAATGGAAGAAGCCACGATAATGGCGACACGTACCGCAAACAAGCCAACCATCAGCCAAAAACGTGCGCTTATGGTATATGACGGCATGTCACCGGAAGATGCGGAGAATGAGTTGCAACAGATTCAAGATGAAGAAGCGGCAGCGAATCCGGTTATGAGCCTGTCAACGCCGTTCAATGGTGATAACACGCCGCCGAAGGAGTAATGAAAAAATGAAATATAGGAAAAAGCCTGTAGTTATCGACGCAATACAGTGGAATGGGGAAAACCTAGAAGAAGTAAAAGATTTCTTCGATGGAACGGCATGGGGATATAGTGTTGATACCATTGCAATCCCAACCCTAGAGGGTACCATGGAAGCCTCAAAAGGTGATTACATCATTAAGGGCATCAAAGGCGAGTTTTACCCTTGCAAACCTGATATTTTCGAGGCGACATACGAAAAGGCTGATTGATTATGGATCATACCGAAGCACTCATAAAAACGTACCAAAAGGCGCAGCAGGATTTAATCAATCTCATTGCATATAAAGAAGCACGCGGCAACGCAACGAACTACCAAGAATCATTATTGCGTCAAGTGCAGCAGATATTGCGCCAGCTTAACGCCTACAATGCCGAGTGGGTGCGTGATGCAATCAATGAATCCTACGCTGTAGGCACTCAGCAGGCCGTAGAGGGCTTGCAAAGTCTTGGGGTGAGCGTTTCTACGCCTGATGCATTTGCAAGGCTCCACGCGGCTGCTGTAGAGGTGATTATAGCCAACACGCAAAGCATGTTATTCAGCGGCGTAGCGTTTGTAGGTAGGCAGATTGAGGACACCGTTAGGCAAGCGGGATTGGAAGCAACGGCGAATAAGTTTGCTACCGGTTCAACGGTGAGGCAAATGTCGAAAGCGTTGAAAGAGAAATTGATTCAGCAAGGGTTGAACGGGATACGAGATAAGCGCGGGCGAATGATTTCGCTGGATGCTTATGCTTCCACAGTGGCACGCAGTACAACGCGCGAGGCGACCAATACAGCCACGTTGAACCAGTTGCAATACTTAGGATATGACTTGGTTAAAATGTCCTCACACGCCACCACGTGCCCCGTATGTGCGGCATTACAAGGAAGGGTGTATAGCATCAGTGGACGTGATTATCGTTACCCTAGATTATCTATCGCACATGCCGGGGGCCACGCTAATATTCATCCTAATTGCCGTCACGTTCTTATGCCGTATGTCGAAGCACTAGCCGATGATGCAGAAGGGGATAGAGCATTCAGCAACCGCCCCTTTGACATAGATAGCCGTTCCAAGGTTGCTATTGAGCGTTACAACAAGGATCAAGCCGACAAACGCCGCCTACGCCTTGATAGGCAACAGTGGGAGCGTTATAAACTGGCGTTAGGTGCAGACGCACCAAAGACGCTTGCAGGCTTTAGGCGCATGAAAGCGGCGAATAGTCAACGTTGGGTTGATTTGCAAAGCGATTATAGGGAGCGGTTGAAGTGAAACAAATTGTAACGCAATGCGATAATTGTAAATCAATTGTTGGAAGCCCTATGCAGATGTACATTGATCCAAATTCCCTAAATCGGTTCTGTTTTAAATGTAGTCCAGTACCGATTGGCGGCTATGTCAAAGACGAACGACCACCACTTGGCCTGATGCCGCGTTACATTTGGGAATTGCAGCGACTTGAAGCCATTCAAGAAGCTGTTGACCGTTATGTAAAGGCTAAGAAGTTGATTCCGGCTGAATGGATTGAAGAATATAACGAGTTGGTTGG